GCTGGCCGAGCAACTTGCCATAAGCATCAAAGCCAAAAGAAGCACCAGCGAACGCGAAGATAGGCCACACAAGTATCTCGATGATGTTAACATCTTTAGTCTCCACAACATACATAAACCAGACAAGAAGTAGGACAGCAAGTTCACGTTTGAATGTCTTTCTAGCCATAAACCCTTTCATTACTATCTATCCCTTCTTACTGTCCGCCTCTACTAACTATACCCTCTAGTATTGACCTAATGGCCTTTAGGTTTTCATCCATCCGTGCAGTGGAAATAGCTTGACTCTGGACAACCTGCTCGATAACCAGTAGTCTACTTCTATTGTCGTTAATAAACATCCTGTTGTTGTTAATATCCCCCATCATCATGCTCATGGTCCAGACTATAGCTGCACCCTGTGTGATAAGACCTACAATTAGTGTAATAGGAACAGATTTAGATAAGTGCCAACTGTCTGTGTGGTGTGGCGGTACACCTCTGTCAGGGGGGTTCACTTATAGGACTTCCGGCTAAGCTGCCAGTGAGGTCCATCCTTAAAGCTCTTCCAGTCACCACCCCACTCAAGGTCAATACCGAGTTCTTTAGCAGCGTCCTTCATAGCATCTGCGATAGGGTAGTACTCATCCCAGTCCTCGATGTTTCTCACACCGTCTTTATCCGTATCCCCATTGAAAGGGTATGGCGCAATGTCTACAGCATGTCCAGTGAGGTGCCTAGAGTTCATTGTCTTAGACGCACCAGACTTAACCAGTTGACGCTGTCGGTTGATATTACGGACACCCTCGATAACAGTGAAGTCTACCTTAGTGATCTTGATAGCCTTTTCCACAACACTAACAAGGTCAGGGTGTACCCCTGAAAGGTTCTGAAGGCTTCTTGTACCTAGTTTATAGCTCATTTTGCTGTGTCCTTTGGTATATATGTATCTTTTGTATTGTACTTGTATTATTAGAATCAGTTACCAATAGCAGTCCAGTGGACCACCCCAGTCCCATAGCTACCTGCCCCATTACTGGCGATATTAAACATAAAAGAACTTGTGTTTTTTGTACGAACGTATGCCGAATAAGCGTCCATACCTGCACCACTATTTATCTCTATAGTTGCCTGTATATTCCATATGTTAGATGAGAAAGGAGTGGGGAAAGTTACTGTGTGGTTTACGCCCTCTTGTAGATTTACGGTTTTACTTCCCCACTGCATCCTATTTGAACCTATGTCCATATAACCATTACTGGCGCTTGTTCCTAAGTCACCTTTTTTTATAGCAGCTTTTACTTGAGCAGGCGACACAAGACTAATATCAAAACTCGTACCAGCTTCCCAAGAACCTGTTGTCTGAAAGTCTACAGACCCCACTACCGTAAAACTATCATCCACAACTTCTGTGCCTAGGAAAACACTAAATGCACCACTCTGGTTTAAGTAGCCAAGACGAATCCAACCGGAGTTTGCTTCGTTCCTCATTTGCAGGGTGTTAGTATCAGTCTCATACCACAACATATTAGCATAGGTAGTTGATGGGGCAGTAGTACCAGATGATAGAGTAGCTAATGCACCCAGAGCATTGTTAATATCTGCCCTAGTCACACTAGCTGTCTGGTTAGAGATGTTAAAATCATGTTGGCTCATGTCAGGGTTTTCCTTTTAGTATGCAACTGAAGCACTAAGCTCAGTAATAGATGGTGTATATTTAGCATTAGAGCTATTTAGTTCTGCCTTAAACCTGAAGGCACGACCCATGATAGATGCACCGTTAGCAGGGAGATAACTTCCCCAAGTGGGTGTACCAGCAGGGTCATCGTAAGTAGCAGAGGCAAATACCGTTACACCAGTGTCACCAAAGGCTGTTGTCTCTGTTGTCCAAGTGTCGAACAGATCAGGCCAAGTGTCAAAGTCCTGTGGTATGTCGTCCCATAGGAGTGTACCACCGTCAAACTTCCTTGTGAAAGTCCTGAAGCCAGTTACAATACAACTTCTAACTGTACCAACGTCAATGTAGGAAGGGAAGAAGTATTCACCTGTAGGCGAGGATGAAGTAGTAATGTCGATCTCAAGTGCAGAAGACACAACAATAGCGTTAGTCTTAGTGCCTGTAAAAGTAGGCTCTTGGTCAGCAGTAAATTCGGTCTGTCCCATCGAGGGCAATTCAGATGGCAACACAACAATAGTGCTTACACCTACACTAAAGTTACCCTCTTTATCATAAGACCTGATTAGGAAAGTACCACTACGAGCAGGAAGCGTAGCAGAAGATGCTGGTCTAGCTACCTTCTCGATAACAGTTGTAGAGCTACCCCAGTTAGCACCAGATGTATTAGAGTTGTGCTTTATCTCGTAGTGGCTAAGATCAGGGTCTGAGATAGGTTCCCAAGACAAGAAGATAGTACCGCCAGATATTTCAATATCAAAACCAATTACATCACTTGGGTCACCAGCAAAAGCGTTAATCTCCTTGTTTAACAGGTAAGTCCACTCACCCTTAACACCAAAGATGTTTATTGCTCTAGCCCTAAAGTCATAGAAATTTGGCTCTAGGTTCACAGCCTCATAAAAACCTAGTGTGCCTGTACCTAGAGCCTTGTAGATAGACTCTGAAGATAACTTGTATTCTACGTTTACACTGTCAATATATACACCATCTGTTGCTGTGATGTTTACCAGTGCTATGTTAGACACCTTCTGGTTAGAGATTTGCACAGAAGCTACAGCAGAGATACCTACCCCCTCGACAAAGAAAGGGTTAGGGAGATTAGTATTATCCCTTTCGTACACAACACCATCATTTACCTCATCAAAGACTGACTCAGATGTTTCTCTTAGTGTCATTTCGACCTGAAGGTCAAGTCCGTCAGTAAGACCAAAGGTCCAGTTAATAACCTGAAACTCTTTATTAGACCAACCAAACCTAGTGTTATTAATCCTTACGTTGTCACCAACCTGAACTTGTAGTGTACTAACACCAAACGAAGCCTTTACAGTAAGCTGTTGACGATTAGACTCTAGTGTGATAAGAGCAAGTCGTCTAGCTTCTACACTTGTGTCAGTAAAAGAAAGGTTTACATCTGCTACAGACTCTTGACCGTTATCAGCATCTAGGTAAGCAGAGTTAGTTACCTGTGGGTAGTCCGTTACCTGCCAGTTACTTTCTTCACCCCTAAAAGTACCCTTAACAACATTGAAGTTATCTCTGCGGGAATGTCTAGTGGTGACGTTGATACCAGACCGAAGGTGATCCTCATCTAGTGTCATCACCGGAGTAGTCCAGTAAGCAGGTTTCATCCGCCACTTACCTTGAGCGTACCACAACAAACCTCCCATAGATGTAATAATATCACCTAATACAGAATAAGGAGTTGAACCTGTTGTGAAAGAGCCATTACAAGTATAACGAGTAGCACCAGCATTTGTATTAGTCTGGTCACAGATATTAGCAGCAGTAATAACCAGTGCATCATCTATATTTGTTGTGGACTCATTAACACCATACTTAGATGTAAGGTAGTCCCTAGTACACAAGGCAGGGTTATCAGACCACGATGTATTACCAGTACGAGGATCATAGACCTTCTTTCCTTTTATAGTAGACGTAAAGGTAGGGATACCATTAGGGAAAGCATCTGCATCGTATTCAAGTCTTATATAGAGGTATGCAATACCACGTAGCCTATGTTGGTTAGTCCATTTGTTAGACTCATTAACCAAGTCACTATCAGCACTTTGGTCAGCAGTACCAAGGTGTTTGTTTATACGTATCTTACCATTGTACTTACTGGGAGATGTGACGAAACCAGAACCATCTAAGGTAGCTACCTCATCGTTAATGTATATCTCACTGAAAGAATCTACCTCATGCCCAGCAAAAGCAATAACCCTGTGTAGGAATTTGTTGTTGTTGCCAGTAGACTCATCATATACAATAGCACCACCAGAACGGACTTTACCATAAATAATTGCATGGTCTTGGGCAGAGCCTTTTGTGTTAGTCTGATAACCACGGTTAGTACCTTGTGTACTAGGCTTAGGGGTCAGAGCATTAAGTGCTGCGCCCAGTACAAAGCTGGTAAGGAAAGCCCCACCAAATACACCAAAAGTAGCTGCCATGAAACCAGTAGTAACAAGTGTACCAGCAACCGCACCAACACCAGTAGAAAGAAGGGCAACGCCAGCGGAAATAGCCATTTTGATTACCCTCCAAGGTATTTAGAATACGTTTCTTCTATAGGTTTGAACTTTAGTCTCTGTAGTAATTTACCAAAAGGCATGTGTAACTTTGTGTTAATAGTGAGAACAGAGACCCCATCTTCTTTAAGACATGCTTCAGCAAACTTAATTAACTTAATCCCTGCGAACCCCTTGCGGTAGTCTTTGTGTAAGTATATAATATCATTACTTGCAAATAGGTGGTCTTTATAGTGAAGGTGATAACCTACAATCACAACAAAATAACCGACTAGAAGCCCACTCTCCCTAGCCGTGAAAACCTTAAGTCCGCCACTTTCTTCTAATGAGTGGTATGCTTCCCAGTCGGGGTTTAGCTTTATAGCATCTTTGTTAAGGGCTATATCTTCCCAGTGTTGTTCAATTAGGGATTGACACTCTAACTCTACATTAGATAGGAACTCTTGTTGGTACTTAAGTGTCACTGCTACGACCCCACAACACAGGTTTATCTTGCAAGTCCTCAACAAAGTCAAAACCCAAGTCACCCCTATAGTTTGACTTCTGATAGCCCGAAGTATAACGTGCTACCCTAGCTCTCTCAAGGTCAACAAGTTTGTTCTCAACAGTAAGTTGGATAGTAGACGTGTCAGCAGTCTCTTCTATGTTCATCTGGTCCATGTAACCAGAGAATATCTCATTAAAACCTGCTTCACCAGTCTGAAGGTTAATCTTAGAACCATCTTGTTGTAGTATATAGAAGTCAGACTCTAGTAGAAGACTGCCATCAGAGAATGTACCAAAGTATATATTACAGACACGACCCTGATAAGGCTCACTGAGGGCTAGGGACAGAACCTCACTTGGCACACTAGAAAGGGTAAGTGTTGCGCCCCTTACAGCCATCTCAGCAGTCTCTTCTACCTTAGATATATCGAGAAGTGTACCAAGTCCTACCCAGTTAGTGCCATTAGGTAGTACAAGTGTACCTTGACCAGTCCACATACGGATAACTTCGTTACCATCAAACAACAACTCTACTGCAAAGAAAGGGCGAACAATATCCCCCTCAATGTTTTGTAGTGTACCTATATCTAATTTTCTTGACATGTCGGGGTCTACCTTTTAATACTATTTTATTGTTGTGTGTTCGGCTTACGTGTCGTTTTATTAGTTTTCACAGCGCTGACTCCGTTCTTCCGGCCCGCCGTGGCGGGTTGTGTCGGTTTAATTGTCGGGGATCTTATTCGGGCTTGAGCACAGCGAGGTCATGTTGCCCCGCCGTACTGCGTCAGGATAAAGCCGAAGTCATCGTTTACAGCCGCAAATCCGGAGGAATTAACTATCTTGACTTGGAAGCTGTTTTCCGCCCTGCTCACCCTCTCAATAATCCTGTTATTCCCCGTATCCGCAGTCGCAACCACCGTGTATTTTTCGTGGCCTAGAAAATGGAGTACTCGAAAGACCCCTGTGACAACTTGCTGGACCTGCCACCCTCTAGGCAGTTCTGCCGTTACCCCAGCGCCTAGAACGCCAAGAACATAGCCAGCGGATGAAAGCTGTGCGTCCCTTCTAGGGGCTTCAGTGGCGTCCTCGAAGCGGTCCCCAATGCTGTTGTGCCAGCCGCCGACACCCATTGAGATATAGGGGCGGGCAGCATTTGGAACGTAAGTATTCCCCTTAGAGAAAGCACAACCGACAGTAGTTAGTGTCACCTTTCCAGTCGTTATGATGTTATGGACGGGGTAGGAATCAACCGTGATGCGCTGCAAGTTCGCGCCCGTTAAAGTCGCCAGCACGCGGTTTCCGCCGATTTCATTGATGCTTATGTCGAAGCCACCTTGGTTGCTTTCGATGTAAGTCCCTTCAACAGTCAGCGCCACTTCACCTTGACTGCCTGAACCCTCAATGTAGATGCCACCGGAAGTAAGGTCGCCATGCACGCCGCAATCTTCGATTGTCCCACCAAAGAATGACAGACCAGAACACCCACCAAGTATCTCAATACCACGCTTGGTTGCGTTGTTGATTTTGGTGCCTATAAACGTCAGGGCGTTGCAGTGACTTTGCCCCGCAGCACCACGCACCGCGTAGGTGTTTTCTCGGAAGTCGCAATTTGTGAAGGTGGAAGAAAGCATCCCCTCTAGCTTCACTGGCGCAAGCATGTTGAACCCACCAACGCGGGTTAGACCTGCGTAAGCTATATCCACAATCTCCACTCCGTAGGTGGACCTCGACGGTACACTGTTGCCTGACAAGGATAGATCAACAAGCAATTCAGAGTAAGCGTAAGATGCTGTTGTTAGTGGCCGATCCCCGATAACTTTAAAAATAGACATTCCGCTAGTTTGCGCTTTGATGTTAGTTGCGCGCTTCCCCGCACCTCGAATTTGCAACCCGTAATTGTTTGTGTTGGGGTAGCCAGTCTTGCCACGGTAATCTATCGTAACCGTGCTGGCGCAGGGCCACGACCCTGCCGGAATATGAAGCACCCCGCCATGCCCGCGACCTGTAGAAAACATATAATCTACTGCGGCCTGAATGATCGGGCTATTGTTAGCCTCCGACCTGTTCCCAAAATGCAAAACGGAAACTTCGCCAGATGGCGACCACGTTCGCCCGCCTGCTGTTACCAGTGCCGTGCCTGCGGGGTCGTCCTTATAGTCCAGCAATCCCACATCACTGCGAACAAACAAAACCACCTGAGCCGCTGGCACATTTAGCAAAATAGCTTCGGCCCGCGTTGGCGCGTAACTTGGAGAAGCAGTGTACGTTTGTATAGATTTAAATAATTCTGTCCTAGTAATAGCCTTAGTCTCGTCTGCACTAATATCCACAACAACAAACTCGTCATTACTAGCAAGGTTAGCCCCTGTAATGTTATTTAGTTGTGTAATCTTCTTATCAACCACTTTAGTACCCCCTTATGTAACGGCTTCTACAGCTTCAAAAGATATACCATATACCGAAGCATTGTTTATTGACCAAGATGTCATATTACTGGATAACCTAAAAACCCCTTTAGGGGAACTTAAGTCTGCTGTTGCACTATTATAATTAGACCTAAGTGCGGGCCATACTTCTAGTTCACCATCACCAGTTTTATCTAGTAGTACAGTGTGTAACCTAGAGGCAGAACCAGACCCCAGTTGAATGTAGTCACCAGCCTTTAGTGTACCTGTCATAACAACAGAAATAGTCTCTTCACCCACTGTACCAGTCACAACACAAGAGCTTACGTTACCCCTTGGTGTGGCATAGTCGGGATCACCTAATAGAAAAGTACCTGTCGGACCCTTAAGTCCTATTAGCATAGCCTTCCACTCAGCAGCCTTATCCCTGTGTACAGAAGGGATAGTAACTGAAGCCCCCCACATTTGCCCTCCATGGGAAATAACCTGTTGCTTATATGTGAAG